CTCCGGCATAGTCAGGTTTTCACTCATGGGCTGATTTCCACAGATCGCCGGGGGCGTTTTCGCAGTGAGGATGTGATGCTTCGTGGCTGGTAAGAAGCAGTTGCCTCCTGTGCGTCTGGCTACTGCGGGTGATGTGCCGGTGCCGTTGAAGTCTCTCGTTGAGTCGATTGAGTCGGGCACTCGCCTGGATGAGCTGAAGGCCTTGCGGGCGATTCTGGTGGCCCATATTTCGAGTGACAGTGTTTTGGCCCGTGATCTGGCTTCCCTGACTGGGCATCTCCGTTCGGTTTCGAAGGAGATTGAAGAGTTGGAGCTGGCTGATACGCCGGATGACCTTGGCAGGGCGGCTGATACTGGTGACGAGAAGTTCAACCCCAGAGCGGTCTGACAAGCTCCATGATTTAGCACGGCATGTTGTGATTCCGGATGGAATTGACCATACGGGCTGGCCGGCTGTGCGCGACACTTTGGCGCTGCTGGGCATCCGTCTTGATCCTTGGCAGCAGGGCGCGGCGCAGTTGATTTTGTCGAAGGACGCCGAGGGGTACTACGCGACCACTGTTGGCGGCGTGACAATGAGCATCCCGCGCCAGGTTGGCAAGACGTTCATGATCGGCTGGATTGTGTTCGCCCTGTGCATCATTTTTCCTGGGTTGACGATCACTTGGAGCGCTCACAAGAAGGACACTGCTGACGAGACTTTCGCCGGCATGAAGTCGATGGCCGCTACGCCGAAGATGGCGCCGCATATCGATCGGACTCCGGATAACGGGTCTGAGCAGAAGATCGAGTTTTCCAACGGTTCTCGGGTGGTTTTTGGCGCTCGTGAGCGTGGGTTTGGGCGCGGGTTCACGAAGGTGGACATTGTTGTGTTCGATGAGGCTCAGATCCTTACTGAGCGTGCCGTGGATGACATGGTGCCGGCGCAGAATGCGTCACCGAATGCTTTGACCATCATGATTGGGACCCCTCCTAAGCCGATTGACCCTTCAGAGATTTTTGAAGAGGCTCGGCGTGCTGCGCTTTCTGGCGAGAGTACTGATTCCCTCTATATCGAGTTCAGTGCTGATCGTAATGCTGATCCTGACGATAAGGCCCAGTGGCGGAAAGCGAACCCTTCCTACCCGGCGAGGACCAAAGAGAAGGCGATGCTCCGGATGCGCCGGAAGCTCACGAAGGATTCGTTCCTGCGCGAGGCGATGGGCATCTGGGATGAGTTGGCTTCCCGGAAGAATGCTTTCCCTGCTGGTGCGTGGGAGGGCTGCCTGATCGAGGATCCTTCCGAGGATTGGCCGGTAGCTGCTGTGGGGATCGATATGAACCCTGAGCGGACGTGGGTTTCGGTGTCGTTGGCGATGTTTTCGGATGATGGCCTGCATCTTGAGGTTGCCGAGACTGAGGCTTTCAACGAGAGCGGTTCGGCTGAGTTGATCAATTGGGTTCAGAAGCTTGCCCGCCGGCGCACTCCGGTGATCATTGACGCTTTCAGCCCGGCCAGGACGTTCGAGCCGATGTTGAAGGAGAAGAAGTGCATGGTTCGGATCCTGTCTTCCTCGGAGTTCGCGCAGGCTTGCATGGGCATCCATGACGCCGTCCGTGAGGGCACTGTGACTCACTTCGGACAGAAGCATCTAGACGATTCAGTTGCGGGAGCTACGAAGAAGCCTGTTGGCAAGGCGGGCGCGTGGGCGTTTGCCCGCGATGACGTCGATGTCGATTTGACTCAGATCATGTCCATTACGTGCGCGCATTTCGGTGCGGTGAAGTTCGGGCATCGTCCCGCCAAGGTTTCCGATCCCAGAGGGGGTGTTACGGTTTGCTGATTTCCCCCAACGGGCTGACGACGGAAGAGGGCCTGGTTCTCAGCAAGCTGCTGGGCATCTATGAGGCCAAAGCGCCGCGGAACGTTCTGCGTCAGGTCTATTTCGAGGGCAAGAACGCGTTCGTTGACCTTGGCATCGCTATTCCCCCGGAAATCCTTTCGCGCATCGCCCCCGTCATGGGATGGGTTGAGTCTGGCGTGCGCGCATTGACCGACCGGTCGGTCCTCGAAGGCTTCGTCTCCACGTCGGCGGACCAGGACGAGAACCCGTTCGGCGTGGACGGCTTGATTGCCGATTCGAAGCTGCTGCAGTTCTTTTCCGGCGCCACTCTCTCGTCCGCCATTCATTCGTGTTCCTTCCTTCGGGTTGATGACATGTCCGGGGAGTTGCGGATCCGCCCGCACCTGGCTGACATGTCCGCTGCCATCTGGGATTCCGAGCGCATGGAGATAGGCGCGTTCCTGGCGATCCTGGAGCTCAAGGACGGGCTGCCGGTGGATATGGCCATGTACCTGCACGAGAAGATCGTCAGGGTTCAGGTAATGCCATCGGGGCGTATCAGTGTGGAACGCTTCGGCAACCCGCTGGGACGCGTTTCCGTGTCTCGCCTGCCGCACAAGCCAACCCTGAAGCGCCCGTTCGGCCATTCGCGCGTGACCCGGCCTGCCATGTTCTTCACGGACTCGGCGCTACGTGTCATCGTCCGTTCCGAGGTTCAGGGCGAAGGCTTCGCGGGCCCTCAGTACTGGTTGATGGGTGCGGACGCTAAAGCTTTCGCCGGCAATAACCGGTTCAAGGCTGTCATGGGCCGGGTGTTCGGCCTGACGGAAGATCCTGATACGCAGGAAGTCCCGGACGTGAAGCGGTTCGAGGGCGCGACCCCGGACGCGCATATCGCGCACCTGAGGATGTACGCGAGCCTTTTCGCTGGGGATCAGCGTGTGCCGGTTTCATCTCTTGGCATCATCCAGGACAATCCATCTTCGGCGCAGGCGATTTATGCCGCCAAGGAAGACCTTTTGGTGGACGCGAATAACGCCAACAAGTCTTGGGGTGACGGGGCCGTGGAAGCGCTCGGCATGGCCGTTGAGTGGCGCGATGGCGGCAGGCCAGAGGGCTTGTCCACCCTCAGTGCCGTATTCACCCCCGTTGGCACAGTGTCTCCCACGGATAAGGCTGTGGCATTCGGTCAGCTCGCCCCGCACATCCCGGGTCTTGCCGGCTCCGAGGTCGGGCTCGAGTACGCCGGCTTCTCTCGTGAGCAGATTATCCGTCTCCGCGGCGACCTGCGGAAGGCTTCAATCTCATCCTTCATGGATCGGGTTGCGGGTAATGCGCCTTCCGGTAGCTCCCGGGTTGAGCAGGCCGTAGCCGCCGGCGATGGAACCGTGAACTAGCCAGGAGGTGCGCGGGTGATTCCCTACAGCGCAACTCTTGGCTATTCGACACTGTTGGACCGTCTCAGTGTCGGGGCTCTGGCTGAACTGGACCAACTGATGGCGTCACTTGCGGATGAATCGCCCGCGGTGCAGCGGGAAGCACTCATGGACTTGCTGCCCACTTTGGGCGATCAGTACGTGGGCGCTTCATCCCTGGTGTCGGCCGAGTTCTTCAGTGAACTGCAGGACATGAACGGGATCCGGAAGCCCATCGCTGCGGAAACGCTCGAAACGGTTGGAACGCGACGGTGGCATGCCCTCGCCGGGTGGGGTGCAGCGCCGGCCATGTTCGAGCAGGGTGGCGCCGCTCTTGTGTATTCACTCCTGTCCGGTGGGCTCACGAAGATCCTCACGGAATCGGCCGCCGACACGATGGTAGGCAACGCCGAATCTCAGGGCGGCATGAGGGCCCAAAGGGTTCCCCGCCCAGGTTGTTGCGCCTTCTGCGGGCTACTTGCCTCACGGTTTGCCGACTACTCCACCGAGAGCTCGGCGGGCACTGTGGTCGGCCGTGGCGCCCCACTGTCGAAGAACTTCAACGCTGACGGTTCCCGCAGGCGCGGCGGCAAGGCAAAGGGCATCCGCCCCCGAGGTTCCCGCGCCATTGGTGAAGAGTTCCACGACCACTGCAGGTGCCGGATCGTCGCCGTGACGGGATCCAACTACGTCGAGCTTCAAGCGACGTCCGAAAAGTATTACGACTCGTACCGCCTCTCTGCGGACAAGGTCGGAAGCGACCCCAAGGGAATCCTCGCCCAAATGCGCGAAGACCTGGGAGTCCGGTAGCGGCTATTCCTGCTACCCCAAAAGCTACGCGATACAGGCGGCGGTCAACAGTCTGGTTAGTGCCGACGGGCTTACGGAAAGGAAACACCCATGAGTGAAGAATCTGCCACGTCCGAGGGCGAATCTACAGAGTTCAAGCCGATCACCTCGCAGGAGGATTTGAACAAGATCCTCGGGGACCGGCTGAAGCGTGCCAAGCCCGCCGACTACGAAGACCTGAAGGCGAAAGCTGCCAGGTTCGATGAAGTTGAGCGTGCATCCATGACGGAAACGCAGCGGCTCCAGGCCCAGCTCGATGAAATGTCCGGGAAGGCCGCAAAGACGGAACGGGAAAACCACCGTCTTGCAGCTATCGCCGCCGAGGGGATCCCGGCCGAGTACCAGGACCTCGTGCACGGGGATACGCCCGAGCAGTTCGCGAACTCTGCGAAGAAGGCCCGTGAACTCATCGCCAAGGCAACGGCCGCGGATGCAAAAACGCCCATCTCCTACCGGGTGAACCTGGACGGCGACGGGTCAGACAGCCTCGCGCTGAACGGCAGTGGCATTGAAGACGCACTCAAAAAGAAGCTTGGGATTTCCTAGCTTCCACTGACCAAGCAATAGGAGTTAGACATGGCGCAGACCGCCGCAACAATGACCGGTGATTTCGCCGGCTTCCTCAAGCCCGCCGAGGCTGAGGCTTACTTCACTCAGGCTGCACGCCAGTCCGTGGTGCAGTCCCTGACCCGCCGGGTGCCGCTGGGCATCAACGGTCAGGAAATCCCCGTCGTCACGTCCAAGCCCACCGCGGGCTGGGTTGCTGAAGGTGGCCAGAAGCCGGCCACCAAGGGCGCCCTTGGCCTGAAGACCATCTCCCCGAAGAAGTTGGCCGCCATCACGGTGGTTTCCGCTGAAGTCGTCCGCGCCAACCCCGGCAACTACGTCACCCTATTCCGCGACCAGATCGCGGAAGCGTTCGCCATTGCGTTCGACGCCGCGGCCCTTCACGGCTCGGCTTCCCCGTTCGGTGCCGGCAACAACCTCGCGGCCACCACCAAGGCCATCGAACTGGGCACCAGCGCCGCTGCAGCCGGCGGCGTGTACGGCGACCTGAATGGCGCACTGAAGCTCCTGGTGGACGACAAGAAGAAGCTCACCGGCTGGGCCTTCGATGACACCGCAGAGCCGCTCCTGAACGCCGCGGTTGACCTGCAGGGACGCCCCCTGTTCGTGGACGCGACCTACGAGAACTCCGCGCTGTCCGCCGGACGCCTCCTGCGCCGCCCCGCGTTCTACAACGAGGGCGTCGCCGCAGGTGACACCATCGGCTTCGCGGGCGACTGGTCGCAGGCCGTCTGGGGATCCGTCGGCGGCATCAGCTACGACGTCTCCACCGAGGCGACCGTGACCATCAATGGCGAACTGACCTCGCTTTGGGAGCACAACCTGGTCGCGATCCGCGCCGAGGCCGAATATGGCTGGCTCGTGAACGACGCACAGGCGTTCGTGAAGCTGCAGGACGCCGTCTAACTTGCGGCTCCGCAACCCCGAAACGGGACTGGTGGTGAGCTGCGAGGGTGACCTTGCAGCCCGCTACCAGTCCCGTGGCTGGGAGGCTCCTGACGGGCCCTCCCAGCCTGCTGCTGAGGCGGCATCGGATGAGCCTCAGGAAGCCGCTAAGCCTGTCCGTAGAGGTCAGACGCGGCGCCGCCAACAGTAGGAGGAACCATGTCGTGGGTATCGCCGGATGACGTGATCAATTCCTGGGTCGGCTCCAACCCGCCCACCGACGCTCCAAGGCTGCAGCTATGGATCGACCGGGCCGAGAGGCTTGTGCGCCGCCGAGTTCCTGACCTGCAGGCGCGCATCGATGCTGAGATGGAACTTATCCCTCTCAGCTCCGATCTGCTGGAAACCACCAAAGACGTGGTTGCGGCAATGGTCACGGAGGTTTTCAAGAACCCGGACGGCAAGCGCTCCATCCAGTCCGCGTCGGGCCCCTTGTCTGAGAGCACTACTTTTGGCGGAGAGAATCCGGGCAAGCTGCTCATCACGCCCGATCAGCACGACCTTCTTGCCGGCATAAACCCTGGCGAAGGTTTCACTGTTGACCTGATCGGCGGGCATGTAGCTCCATTGAGGACAGATTTGGTGGGGTGGCTATGAGCTTCCCCAACGATTTCCTTCCTACGCATTCTCGCAAGGTGCTGACCGTCGTCGAACCTGGAACCATCCTTGAGCGCGGGAAGGAAGTCCAGGATTGGTCAGTCTCAAAAACGACGGAAATAAGCGGTTGCATCGCCTACCCAGGCTCCGCTGACGCCGACTGGGAGCGGGCAAGCGCACTCACCATAGATTTCACGGTCTGCATCCCCGCCGACCAAGTACTGCCTTTAGGGAATTTCCGCGCCCGGGTCGAAGGTGAAACTGGTGAATTCGTGCTGAGTGGTGACGTGAAGCGCTGGGTTTTTGCCCAGAGGTTCGATGCCCAGGTTATCGAATTGTCGCGCCGCCGGGATGGTGCGTGATGGCCAAAAAGGCAAAAGTCAAGATTAGCCAAGCGGCACTGACGGCGATGCTCTCATCTCCTGAGATGGAGTCAATTCTGCTGGCTAATGGTGAGCCGATTGCGTCTTCTGCCGGCCCTGGCTATGAGGCTGTTTTGGGTTCTGGTGGGCGGACCCGTTCGCGTGTGTTTGTGCAGACGGCGACGTTTGCGGCCCGGCTGGATAATGCCCGGAATGCGACATTGCTGCGGGCGATTGGTGGTGGCTGATGGTCCTTGTTCCCGCGGATGTTGAGTATGCGGTTGAGAAGTACTTGGAGTCCGGGTTCGTCGCTAATGGGTGGGGCGTGTTGAAGGTTGATACGCAGATCCCGGCCGGTGACACCTTTGTGGTGGCGTTCACTACTGGCGGGCAGGACCGGACAACGGTTTCCGGTACTGACCGTGTTGTTTTCGACTGCTACGCACCACGCGCCGCCCTGGCTCAGAAGCTTGCCGCCCGTGTGTTTGCCCTGATCAAGGACCTCGATAGCCGGTTCATTGATGGGGTCCAGTTCTACGACGTGACGCCCACTAAGCCGGCCAACTATCCCAACCCTGACAAGCCGGATTTGTTCCGGTACCAGTTCAACGCTGTTATCCATGCCCGCTATCCCAAGGGCGACTGACCAATTGAAAGGAGCCCGTTGTGGCTGCTACTGATGATGTTCTGATTGGCGCGCCCGACCGCTCCAGTTCCGCTGGTGTTGTGGGGTACGCGTATGCGCTTCCACTGACGGCAACCCTCCCCACGTCCACGTCCACGGCGCTGCCGGCGACGGCCGCGGATCTTGGCTTCGTGTCGGAGGATGGTCTGACGATCTCCACCGACCGGTCCACGGAGATGCTGAAGGACTGGAACCTTGACGATGTCCGGATGCTCCTGACCGAGCATGGGTCCACGGTTTCTTTCACGCTGATCAACTGGTCCCTGAACGCCTTGAAGGCATTCTTCGGGGATGAGAACGTGTCCGATTCCGGGACTGAGATCGTGGTGAAGATCAACGCCCGCGACATCAAGGACCGGGCGTGGGTGTGGAACCTGAAGGACGGCGACCGCAAGCGCCGCGTCGTGGTTCCCCGGGGTGCGATCAGTTCCCAGGGTGACATCACTCTGGTGAAGGGTGAGCAGACCCCGTTGGAGATCGAGCTGACTCCGCTGGTGGATGATTCCGGCGAGAAGATTTACATCTACACGCAGAAGCCGGCCGTAGTTACGCCGTAGCGCTGCCCTGTATGCCCCGGTGGGGCGGGTTGTTGAGGACTCCCCGCCCCACTGGCCTCCACCTTTTTCGAGTCCTCTCCCACTGTTTTAGGAGTCCTCATGCCCCCACGCCAGTCCGCAACCGCGCAGGATAAGCCGTTTACGTTCAAGTCCAAGACGGGCGCGGTTATCGTAATCCCCTCATCCGAGGTGTACGACCCGTCAATGGAAGCGATTGCCGAGATGCACTCTTCGCTGAAGGACCTCCAGGAGTCGGAAAAGTCGGGCGGCGCCGATGAGGTTGGCATGGCGCAGATGCGAGTATCGCTCGCGACCCTCGAAGTCCTGAAGTCCGGATTCTCAGATTCGGTAGCCGAGAAGATCCGCCTCAAATCCAGCGAAGTCCAGGAACTTATGACCAAGTACCAGGAACACACGGGCGTCTCAATCCCAAAATAATCTGGCTGTTCTCGCTGCCGCCGCATGAGATTGAGGCCATTGAGGCTGACCTGATTGGCGCTGGATGGACTTTCGATGATGTCCCTCGAAGGTTCTCGTATCCGGCGCTTTTTGCGTTCCTGGCGCACCTTCCCCTCGGTTCGGCGTATTCGCGCCTGAAGAACCCGGAGACGGCGTCATGGATGGATGGGACGGTCGTGGCGAACCTCCTGGCTGAGGTTGGTCACAGGCTGGACATTCTCGCGTGGCAGCAGACGAAGGACGGCAAAGCTGGGCGCCGTAAGCCGCAGACGTGGCCGCGTCCATGGCTCAACAAGGCCAATTCTCAGCGTGTGGGCGCCGGCCCAATTCCGGCATCTGAGTGGGATTCATTCTGGGATGGAGGTAAGTAGTTGGCTGCATCTCAGGAGTTGGCTGATGTTTGGGTAACAGTTCTCCCGTCATTTCAGGGCGGGCAGAAGGCCATCGCGGAGGAGTTCGGAGCCGCTGGCGCCCCCGCTGGCAAGAAGGCTGGCAAGGGCTTTGTTAGCGGCCTTGGCGGCGCTATCGGAGGCGTAGCTAAGGTTACGGCTGGTGCGGTCGGCTTGGTTGGCGCGGCAATCGGCGGCATGGCGATCAAGGGCGGCATTGATCGTGTCCTGAACATTGAGGACGCGCAGGCGAAGCTCAAGGGCTTGGGCCATGATGCGCAGTCCGTCGAGGGCATCATGACGAACGCCCTAGCCTCAGTGAAGGGTACGGCCTTCGGACTGGGCGACGCTTCGACGGTGGCCGCTGGTGTGGTCGCTGCCGGGGTGAAGCCTGGCCAGGATCTTGAGCGGACCCTGAAGCTTGTTGGTGACGCCGCGACTATCGCCGGTACTGACATGGGCTCGATGGGTTCAATCTTCAACAAGGTTGCGTCTTCGGACATGATCCAGGGTGATGTCCTTGCCCAGCTTGGCGACGCCGGTATCCCGATCCTGCAGCTTTTGGGTACGGAGATGGGCAAGTCTGCTGAGGAAGTCCGGAAGCTTGCTTCGGACGGCAAGATCAACTTCGAGATCTTCCAGAACGCCATGGAAAAGGGCCTTGGTGGAGCCGCGCTATCGTCAGGCGATACGTTCCGCGGCGCTTTGGCCAACACGAAAGCTGCCCTCGGCCGTGTGGGTGCAACGTTCATCACTCCCTTCCTTGCGAATATCGGAACTGGCCTCAATGCCGCCATACCGCTTCTCGATGGACTCAACGATTCCCTGAAGCCGATCATGGCACGGTTTGGCGAGTGGTCCTCTGCAAAATTCCCCTTGGTCCTGGCGGAAATTACAGGCGGGCTGACGGCCTTTAGTTCCGCTTGGAAAGCAAATGATGGCGACGTGACAAGCTCGGGATTTCCCGGATTCATGGAACGTGCGGCATTTTTCACCCATCAGCTATCGGACGGTTTCAAGCAGCTCGACTTCAGTAGCGTTAGCAGCTTCTTCGCTTCGATTGGCCCCGCGGCCGGTCAGGCGGGTGGAGCATTTTCGAGCATCGGGGCTTCGCTGACCGCGCTGGGTCCGGCGTTTGTTGCTTTTGGGGAGCAGATCCCCAAGGTCACGGCGGCGGCCGCGAAACTTGCGGGAGTCGGGCTGAATATCCTAGTCGGAGCCCTTTCGTTCCTGGCGGACAATGTGGAGACGATCATCGCCTTCATGCCGTTGATCGTTGCGGGTTTTGTGGCGTGGCGCATCGCAACGTCAGCTATGGGCGCCTCCATGTTTTCCCTACAGGCCGCACAGGTTGCCATGGCGCCGGTAAACCTTGCCAACAACATCATCCGCGTCCAAGCCATCCGTCTTGAGATGCAACATGCGGCGGCGACCGGGGCGAATACAGCGGCCCAAACTACGGGCATGTTCGCAACGATCCGGAACACGGCCGCCCTGGTTGCCCAGCGGGTTGCTACGGGGGCCGGCGTGGTCGCCATGGGCATTGCTACTGCCGCACAGTGGGCGTGGAATGCTGCACTGACTGCCAACCCGATCAGCCTGATCATCATTGGCATCGCGGCTCTGGTTGCAGGCCTGATCTGGTTCTTCACACAGACCGAGTTGGGTAGGGCGATATTCTCGACCGCGTTCGAGTTCATCCGATCTGTCGCGCTCGGATTAGCTGCGTGGTTCACGGGAACTTTCATCCCCGCGATTTCCGCCGTCTGGGGAGCCATCGGCTCAGGCCTCGCCACTGTTGGCCAGTTCTTCGCTGATACCTGGAATACCGTCATCGGCGGCGTTATGGGCTTCAGTCTGAAATTGGGCCAGTTCTTCCTTGATATGCCGGGGCTCATACTCCGGTCACTCGGGGATTTGGGCGGGCTGCTCTTGGACGCGGGTGGTCAGATCATGACGGGATTCCTCGATGGTCTGAAAGCCGGGTGGACCGCTGTCACAGATTTCGTGGGCGGCATCGGCAACTGGATCGCCGAGAACAAGGGTCCGAAAGCCTACGACTTGGCGCTGCTGGTTCCGGCCGGTGGTTGGATCATGGACGGCCTCGGCAAGGGTATTGAAAAGAGCATGCCGGCGCTCGGGTCAACGCTGGGTGACGTGTCCTGGATGATCCAGAACGGCATCGACCCGCAGATGGGATCCGGCGTTCCTTTGAGTGTTGGGGCGACCGCCCCGACTGCATCGGCGGAGGCTCTGGCTTCAAGTGGCTCCGGTGGCGGCGTGACCATTCAGAACGACATCAAGGCCCACGACACTGCGGGCGTAACTCAAGAGGTTTGGGGCAAGCTCCGGTTTGCTCTGAAGGGTCAGGGGGTGGAGATTGGCGCGCTCCCGTAAGTCGATCATGCTCGGCACTCAGACGCTCCATGGCGTGGACCGGTTTGGTGAATGGTTCACTACTGGTGTTGAGGGGTGGGCTGAGCCTCCCGCGCCGAAGGGTAATGAGGTGGAGCGGGAGCAGGCGGACGGGGATTATTTCCTGCCGTCTTTCTACTCTGCCCGGACGCCCACCATTGACGGGACCCTACTGGGCGCCTCGCACGCCCTGGCGTTGGATGCCATGGTCGCGCTGAACAGTGCGGCCGCTTTGGGTGGGGTGACGCTGTCCGTCATGGAGGGCGGCGTGACAAGGTGGGCGCTGGCTCGTTACGCGGGTCTGGACTATACGTGGGTCACTCACGAGAAGGTCCGGTTCCAGTTGCGCCTCAAGTGCCCGAAGCCGCAAAAGTACGGTGAGCGGCGCACGTTCGACATGACGCCGAGTACGCCGGTGCAGGTGATTCATCGCGGCAACTATAAGGCGTCTCCGGTGGTGCAGATCAACGGGCCGCTGACTGGTGGCGTGACGATCACTCACCCGTCCGGCCAGTTCGTTGTTCTTGGCGATCTTGGCGTGGGTGGTTGGGTGCGGGTGGATATGGCGACGGGTCGGCTGAAGCTGAACGGCAATGACCGTTCGGACCTGATCGGCGCGTCGGCGCGGCTTCATCAGATCACGCCGGGCTTGCCGGCTTCTCAGTTCAGCATCAACCGCGGGGTCGGCTACGTCGAGGTCCTGGATACGTTCATTTAGGAGAGTCATGGAAATCTTCATCGGCATTGTGGCGGCACTGTCCATCTTTGGATTCGCATTCGGACTCTCAGCCTTTCTGCATGCACGCGAGGCGCGCAAACTCGCCCTGGGCGCTTGGGGCAAGGTTGCAGATGGGCTGCAGTACACCGTCAGTATCTCCGGTCAGGACTCCCAGATGACCGCCGAGCAGGTTTGGGATCATATTCGCGAGCACATCGAGTATGACTTTGCACGGGACGTGCGCTAGATGGCGTGGATTGTTCGCGTGTGCGATACCCGGACGGGTAATCGTGAGGGGATCCTACCCATCGAGAATGCGCCATGGTCCCGGAAGCTGAACGCTTCGGGGGTGGGGCAGGCGTCGTTTGTTGTGGGCGACCGGGATTCGGCGGGGATGCCAGGCGAGTATTTGACGGCTCTGATCAAGAGAACCCTCGTGTTCGAGGATGATGGCCGGCCCCACGCTACGGGCATCATCTTGGATGCCAACTATGACCGAGACGCCGGGACTGTATCCGTTGCGTACGCTGACGTGAACTGGATCTTCGGTAAGCGGATGGTGCTGGCGGCGAACGCTGAGGGCACACAGACGGTAGGTATCGGACGCGATAACCTGTCTCTCGGTTCTCAGCTTGCATGGGCTGTTGACAGGGCCACTCTCGGCGCAGGGTTCGAGCTCCCGATCATCCTCCCCGCCGAGGTGTCCGGATCCGCGAACAGGCTCTACGAGGGCTACCACATGCCTGTTGCGGCGGACGTGATGAAGGACCTGATGGAAACCCAGTACGGGCCTGACGTGGACTTCCGCCCCGAGTACGACGCGACCACCGGCGCGCTCCGGTACCGGCTGATCGTGGACCCACCAGCCTCCCTGCTGGTGTGGAACCTGACCGCCCCGGAGTCGGGTGTGACCGGGCTGCAGATCAAGACGGACGCCCGCGACATGGCAACCCACATCCTCGCCACTGGTGAGGGTTCGGAACGGGACATGCTCGTGAAGGACGCGATCAACAACAGCACTGGCTACCCGGCCATGGTGAAGGTCGTGAACTTCGGCCAGGAGAAAGACCCGGCCCGACTCAAAGCCCTTGCTGAGGGCGAGTTGAAGGCCAGCAGCAAGCCGATTGAACAGTGGTCTTTCTCCGTGATG